TACTATCTAGGATCTTGTATAGGGCAACAACCGCCTCTAATGATCCCTATTGTCTAAAAAAAAGGTAAGGGTATGGACAACGGATACAATCCAATACGGTGGCAGTGTAAAAGCAACGGATGTTATTTAACTGAATGCCATCCTAAAATCGAAATTTTCGCAGAATGCTTTACGGGGAAAATTGCATTTTCTGACATCGACGCAATAACCGAAATCAACAATAAGTTTTTGCTAATGGAGTGGAAGGGCATAGGCGGCGAAGTGACAGGCGGACAAGAGCGAATGTTTCGCAGTCTGATGCAACGAGACGACTTTACCGTATTCCTAGTATATGGCGACTCTAAAACGATGGAGGTGTTCTATTACCTTCGTTATCACAAGAACCATGTTTACAAGCGCCGAAACGGAACGCTAGAAACACTTAAACAGCAATTTGAGATATGGGAGAGGTGGGCAAGAAATGATTTGCAAGAATGGAACTGATTGGCAACCAACAGACGAGCAACTACTGAGCTGGCAACACGCCTATCCCGAAGTGGACGTTTTTGCCGAGCTAAATGTCATGGCTGTCTGGCTAGACTCTAATGAGCCAAAGCGCAAAACCGAGAAGGGTATGCCTCGCTTTGTTAACTCTTGGCTGTCACGCGCAAACCAAAAAGGCGGAAGCCCGTTTGCACAGCAAGAGCAAGAGGCCACGGGCAAGAAGCCGCTTAAGACTTGGACTCAATTAGACGATTTGACTCACGATTTCTGTCAAAGCGAAGCGTTTAGGCAGTCATGCCTTGAGAAGTATGGGCAGTACGTGACGTTTGACGGGCAGAAGGTAACGCGATGATGGGCGAGTTCTGGTTGATAAAAGATCCGATAGAAATAAAGGATCGCATGAAAGCGTTTCAGAAATTTCTAGAGGACGAATGGAATTGGGATAAACCTATTTCATGGCAGGTGAAAGAGTACAAGCCACGGCGCTCGCTGAGTCAAAATGATCTGTTTCACGTTTGGTGTCGGGATATGACACGGCACTTCAAAAAGCGCGGTGGGTTTACGGGTACAGAGGATGATTTAAAGCTCATGCTTAAATACAAATTCCTTGGCACGGAGGACGTAGATGTCGGCAATACGACGATTCCCGCACAGGTACGCGGCACTTCGACGCTAGACAGGGGAGAAATGTTATACTTCATGCAACAAGTAGAGGCATGGTGCATTGATCTAGGCGTCAAACTCACCAAGCCTCAGAATTCGGAGTACAGCAAACTGGGGGGGTAGGCATGAGCCTATTACAGTTTTGCAAAACCGAAAGGCAGAAAGAAATAATCAGCCGAGTAGAAGAAGGCAAGAGCCAGCGAGAAATAGCTAAAGAGTTAAAAATCTCGCGAAGCACGGTAGTCACTCACTTAGAGACTGTGAAATTGTCCGCCGCGAAAAAGGGCTACAGTCCAGAACACGACTATACGCACCCTGTGCCTGATGGCTTTAAAATTCGTGGCGTCTCTACGCTGTACACTGACGGGAAACCCGTTAGCCAGTGGGTGAAAAGTCAGAGCGACGAAGAGCGGCAACTTGAGCTATTAATCGAGCGCATGGAGGAGAGCTTAGATGCTGTCAAACCTTTCAAACCCACGAAACCGCCAAAAGTATCTGACGATCGGCTTTTGTCACTTATAACCATTACTGATTTTCACGTAGGCTCTGCCTGCTGGGAAGCCGAGACGGGCGACAACTTCGACACTAAGATAGCCGCAGACATATTCCTTAACGCGATGCACGACATGCTAGCGGCTTGCCCTAACTCGAAAACAGGGATGTTAAACATACTAGGGGACTTCATTCACTTCGACGGCATCAACCTTCAGCCAGTCACCAGCGGAAATTTTCACGTACTAGACGCTGATACGCGCTACACAAAGATCGTTGACGTAGCCATGTCGATAGTTAGGGAAGCTGTCAAAATGATGCTGGCGCGATTTGAGCGCGTTGTAGTGGTGGTTGCAGAGGGTAACCACGACATCAGCTCTAGCGTCTGGCTTCGCAAATACATAAAGCACCTGTTTGAGGGTAGCCGCGTCGAGGTGATCGACAACCCATTTCCGTATTACGCCTATCTCCATGGCAACTGTATGCTGGGCTTTCACCACGGCCACAAAATGAAGCTGGCTAACCTGCACAAGCTATTTGCAAGCGAGCCACGATTCCGCGAAATGTGGGGCAAGGCTTCCGCAGGCGTGTATATCCACATGGGCCACTATCACCATGAGCGTGTCATAGAAGACGGCGGCGCTGTCGCAGAGATGCACCCCTCACTTACTGGACGTTCAAGCTACGAGGCACGAGGCGGCTGGGTTTCACAGCGTGGCGCAAAGGTAATCACCTACGATAAGCTAGAGGGCGAAGTACACCGCACGACAATTAGGCCAAGGCTTTGATGGACAAGATGCCGATTATCTCGATGCCACTGCCTGATGGCGGGCAAGTCGTTTGCAGGGTGGACGCGATAACAGCGGCAACAACAAACATGCGCAACGCAGAATTGACTGACGTGTACATCGACGTTGCTTGCCCCGAGGGGATCACAATAGATGTCGATATTGACAGTTTTACAACGTCTTGGCTCACAGCGCTTCTCACAACTATTGACGACTGGCGACTGGATCGTGAAGTGCACTGAGTGCCATAAAGACATGGTTCCGCAATTTACGCGTGAGGACGGTAAGCTAGAAGGCTGGACATGCGACTGTGGCAACAGCGAAAAGGCCATACTGCGCGAAAGAAAATTTACCAAAGAGACTTATTATGGCGATCAAACGCACTAACGCCGATATCTGGTGCAGTAAAGCAGTACGTCTACGTGACGGCGCTTGTGTCCGTTGCGGCAACACAGAGACGAATCAGGCGATGCACATTTATGGCCGCAGAAATAAAGTCGTGCGCTATTCTCTCGATAATTTGCTGACTGGCTGTTACACCTGTCACCGCCTGTTTACTGAATCGCCAATAATGTTTTCAGATTTTTGCAACGAGTATCTTGGCGAGGGCCACATGGACATACTGCGTGAAAAAGCCCGTGGGTTCATGAAAGACAACAAGGCGACACGCGACGAAATTGCCAAGCACTACCGCGAAGAAGTTCGCAAGAAAGAACAGAATCCAGACTACGTGATCGTTTCGTATAACTGATTGCCCTAATTTGCTATAATAGCACGGCAAGAGGAGGATCTTGTCATGTGTGTACAGAGCCAAAGGCAGTATTTTGCGGAGCGGCACCACATCGTCGTTACTGACAAAACCGCAGAGCTATTAACGCGATTGGGCAGAGACAAGGGCATTGGCGAAGAGGAGTACCTTAAGCGCCTATCCCGTCACCCTAACGAGGATCAATTCGTTGCAGAGATTGCCCGTCATTACGGGTGATTGAAAATGTCACGATTGTCACATTGCGCCCTTTCCCTCGAATAATTATCAAAAAAAGGCAAATAAGTGCTTGCGCTGGTTAATCAGTTGAGCAATACTTCCCTCATCGGCTGGAGGAACAGCCACAAAAGAAGGGAGAAGTAACATGGCAACAAGAGCGACATATAAGTTTTCAAGCAAGTCAGCCCGAGACGGCGAGGTGTTCATCTATAACCATTGGGACAACTACCCCGCAGGTGCGGCAGAGCATTTCTTTCAGGCTTTGGTACACGCTGGCGAGTACGGTGTGCTCAGGGCTGAGTCATTCATTCGCGGTAACGAGCGGGCAGAGATCACTGAATCGCATGAGATTCACGGCGACACAGAATATCGCTACGATATCGACGTCGCGGATCAGACAGTCACTGTTTACCAGCGTGAAATCGAGTTTCACGCCGATGGCTCTTACACTGAGTCATGGGACTTCCACAGCCACCTTGACGTTAAGGATTTTATCATCCAGCACCGTCATAACGAGGCCGCGTAAGCGGCCCTTAACGAGGAGGGTTAGTAATGGAACATGAAATCTCAAGCGAGTTCGGCGAACTAGAAAGTCAGGCGCAAAAACTGATGGATGACGTCTTTGCGGCCTGTGATCGTGCGGCGGAAAATATCGAACCAGAATACGTCTGTATGTTGATGATCACAACGTTCGGAAAATCGTTATTCGCACATCTGTGTCAGGATCATGCAGAGGAATTTTGGCTACACGCCATCAGTACTGTCAACGAAGAGCACGGCGTAGAATTGTGAGTAGTAAATTTTCAGAGCAAATGACACTGACAGAGGTAGCCGCAGAAATGGGCATTTCACGTCAGAGGGTAAAGCAAATCGAAACAGTAGCACTAGAGAAGCTACGCAAGAATCCAAAGGTGAGGGGTTTGTATGAAGGAATTATCGACGGACGCATGGGCAGTGGTTACAGTGGCAGTGATTTTATTTCTGTTTACTCTGGGGATAGTAGGGCAAGCCGACTATGAAGAGGAGTTGCTACAGCAAGACATTTACTGCGAATTCGTAGACTTATGGGGGCAAACAAATGGTAGGGACGGACATCCTGACTTTAGAGGGATTTACGAAACGGCTTGCACAAATGGACAGCGAGGAGATTGAGGACACGATCATCGCAGTCAAAGCCGCACACGCTATGGCTAACCGACACGAGAAAGACATGGCGATATTATTTGACTACAGCATAGTGCCGCTTGATGATAATGACGAGCCGCCACTAGAGATAGTTAGATACAAATTTCCAGCGTAGAGACGCATTGCCCGCCTCGTGCGGGCTTTTTTATGCGCATCACGCAGATATAGTATAATATTAATCGGGGGACACTATATGTTGCAGACGGTAACAATAGAATGGCATCCTGTGGGAACTGGCAGTATGCCTAGGCAAGAAGGTAGCTATCTAGTCGCATTCGATGACGGCGCGGTAGAGACATACCCCATGTCACACCAAGACATTAAACGCGGAGAAGTGAGAGACGGGCAAACACATGGCCTTTATTGGGCCGAAGGCATACCGTCGCCTTTATAAAATATGACTTTATCAATCGACTATATACCCACTGCGGATTTAATTCCGTATGCAATGAATTCCCGTACACACTCAGATGCTCAGGTGACACAAATCGCCGCGAGCATTCAAGAATTCGGGTTCACCAATCCTATACTGATCGACGATCACGAAGTCATTATCGCGGGCCATGGCAGACTCCTCGCCGCTCAGAAATTAGGCATCGAAGAAGTTCCAACGATCACGCTTGAAGGGCTGTCAGAAGCGCAGAGAAAAGCCTACGTGATTGCAGATAACAATCTAGCGCTGAACAGC